AACTCTTGAATCAATGGAGTCTAAATTAGCTAAACTAAAAAATGCTTGGGATGAATTCGTTATGGGATTATCCAATAATGAAGTCATTAAATTTTTTGTTGATGCTTTAACAGGGCTTCTAAATGTTATTAACTCTTTATTAAAAACCTTTTCTGGTGGTCAATCACTTGTAAAAACATTTCTTACTTCTTTATTAGCTATCGGTGCTTTCAAGTTAGGAAAATCAATTCTTGGTGTTGGTAAAAGTGGAGGATTCCTCGGAGACCCTTTTGGGAAAGGGGTTTCTAAAGAAGCCAACACCCAAGGTCAAAAAGTAGGAAGTGAATTTATAAATGGTATTAAAAGACAGGTAAAAAATGTAAAAGATAGGGGTTTATTTAAGGGGTTATTTAGTAAAGATATGGCTATTGAGCTAGAAAAAGGAGCCGATTTTTCTCAAGTTTATAACGGCTTAGATGACGCTCAAAAAATAGCCTTGCAAAAAAATCAAGAATTTAAAGATTCTTATTTATCTTCTATTCAGTCTATAAATTCTCAATTTTCTAGTTCTCAATTACTAAATATTCAAATGGAATATGATACAAATGGTATCGATGCTGCTAACGCGAAAGTTAAAGAACTTGGTGGTAATATTCAAATAACAGAAGAAATGGTTAGTGCCGCGTCCAAAACTATGGGTACAAATTTCAATGCAGTGGCTAATGCAGCAGGTGTGGCCGGTGCGGCAATAATGGGAATAGCTTCCGTGTTAGAGACAAATGGCGCATCAGAAGAAGCTGTTAAAGCAATTAAAGCAATTGGTGCCGCTTTAATTGCGCTACCAGCTATATTTCAATTAGTTAGTGCTGCTGCAAAGGCTTTTAGTATAGATGTTAGCGCATCTATCATGGGTATACCAATTATAGGTTGGATTTCTGCGGCTATTTCTGCTTTAATTGCGTTAGCTGGTGTTTTAAGTAGTGTGATTGAAACACCCGCTGAAAAAATGAAAAGGCTATCTGAAGAAACTAATAGGGCGAAAGAATCAGCAGAGGCGGCCTCTAATGCTTATAACGAATTAAAAAATAGTTTATCTGGCATAGATGAAGCAAATAAAACTTTGGATAATCTTGTTTATGGAACTCAAGCCTGGACAGAAGCTTTATTAAAAGTTAACGAGCAAGTTTTAAATTTACTAACCTTATACCCGCAGTTAATGCAATATGTAACACAAGGGGAACATGGACAATTAGAAATTCTTCCAGAAGGCACCGAAAAATTGCTTAAACAACAATTAGAAGGAGTACAAAATGCACAACAAGGTCAACTAATTGCCGCAGCAAAAGAAATGCAATTTAACACGCAGGCTGAAAAAGATGATATATTAACTGATATTAGATTAGGACATTTTGGCGTTACAAAAACAGTAAATAATGGATTAGAAACAGTAATAACCACTGAATATTTAGATGATGAGGATATATTTAATCAAATTTCTTCTTTCGTAAAAGATAATCCATTAGAGATGGTAAATATAGCAAATGAAGAATACAGCGATGCTATTTATCAGGCTGCCGCCGCGGTAGGACTGAGTGTGTATGATTTTGCTGAATTAGCTGAAAGGATTCAGTCTTTTGATAAAACATTGGGTATTACTGAAGCACAGGTCCAATCATCTATAGCTAATGTTATAAAATCAGATTTATCAGAAGCTTCTAAACAATCAAGATATACTAATCAAATAGTTAGTGGACTAAGTAAAGGATATTCTGAAAATATAGAACAAGATGTAATAGATGAAAAAAATATTTTAACCGGTAAAGATTCTAAAACTAACATTTCTTCTCTTGCAAAAGAATTACAAGGACAGGGGTATGATATTACTTCTACTGATAAAAATCTTGAAACTTATCAGCAAGTTTATGCAGCGTTGTCTGGAAGAACAGTAAGTAGTGTAAAAGAAGCTGGTTATAGTGAAGATGATTTAGCTACAATGATAGCTGAAATTCAACTGGGTAATGAATACGCCGCCAATACAGAAGAAATTATTGCGAAAATTGACCGATTAGCAGTAACTGATAAAGCCGCTGCAGATAAAGCTGCAGCAGTATTGTCTAATGATTTTTCAAGCTTAACACAAGAACAAATTAAAGAGCTACAAGGCTTAGAAACTGGTGAAGAATTAAAACAAGCATTAATGGATTGGGGCTTTACAGAAGAAGAATTAAACGGGCTTTTAGATAAATTAGGTGTAGCTGATTTTGATGCGTTAAATGCAAAGATTCAAGAGACTGCTGTTGGTACATTAGAACAATTTTCTAATTTGGTTTCTGATAATTTCATTGGTAAAAATGCAGAAAAAGCTAGTGAGTTGATTGAAGGGAGAACTTATAGTGAAGCAACTTCGATTACAGATGCTTTAAAATCGGCAGAAAGCTTAGGTGGAGATGATGCTTTTAATACATTATCTTCAATTATTTCTCAGTTAAATGAAGCTGATATAGAACCTGAAAAATATCAATTATTAATAGAATCATTAAGTAGCTATGATTTTTCAGACCCAGGCCAAGTAAAAGCTTTTCTTAACTCTGTTAAAGAAATCGCTCCAAATTTACCAACCGAACAAGTAGAAAGCTGGGGAGAGTCTTTAGTTGATGCATATAATGCTGTAAAAACTTTTTCTCTTGAAAATTTAAAGGATGAATTAAAATCAACTTTAGATTTAGTAGATAATTTAAAAAGTCGAGACAGCGCAAGATTTAGCGATGAAGAATATCAACAATTAATTTCTGCAGGGGCAGATGAAAATGACTTTGTTTGGGATGGTCAAAATTGGATATATATTGGTGGCACTATGGAGAATCTTGCCGCCACTATTGAAAATAATACAAAAGCTGTTTTAGAAAATACGATTGCTACTTTAAAAAATCAAATTGAATCTGGAAAAGAATTTAAAGAAGGTTTGTTAAAATTACGAGATGGTATTAATGATGATTATGATGACATTTTTTCCAAAGGCGAGTTAACTGATGCTAACGAAATAGCTCGTATGTATGGTTTAATGAATATTGATACTATAACCGATACTAAAACCGGAGAAATTTTCAATATTCAAGATTTATTATCTACCGATTCTGGTTCAGCAAGATTAATTGAACTTTATAAAGCCCAAGCGAAAGATGCCGCGAATATAGTCGCTAATGAAAATAAATTAAAGAGTGCTGAATCTGCCATTGGAATAGCTGGAAAAACTACTGATAAACTTAGCTCAGAAGAACAAATCGCTGTCTCAATTGCTTCAGCTGAAGAAGCAGGTTTGAATACCAATGAATTACTGGCATATAGAGATTGGTTAATTGATATAACTGAAAAATCTGAAGAAGTAGAAACATTATCTGAGGCAATGGCTACTGAAATAGCAAAAGATATTATGTTAATGAATGAAGCTATTTCTGAATTAAGAGATAATTGGGAAAATTGGAGCACAGTTCTGAAAGCCGCAAATACTGATGAATCTGTAAAACAAACAGAAGAATATAGAAAAGTTATTCAAGATTTAAGAGCTAATATGAAGGGTATGCTTGGAATTACTAGCGACCTATCAGAAGACTTCTTAACTAGTGCTGAAAACATGGCTTTAATGGAAAAAGCGGCTAAAGGTAATGCGACGGCTATAAAAGAACTACGCAAACAAGCAACAAAAGATATCGTTGCTCAAATGTCATTAGACCCTACAGCAGAAACAGAAATTATTGAAACGGTTAATGATTTTATTGATTCCGCTGAATATGATGATTTAATTATTGGAGCAAGTTTAGATAGCACTGGTATGACAGACGCATTTAATGATTTAATTCTTAGTGGTCAAATGACTGCTGAACAAGTTTCAAAAGTATTAGAAGGAATTGGTTTTGAACCAGTTGTAACGACACAAAAGGTGCCTGTAGACCAAGTAAATTATAGTAAAACGACAGGAACAGCACAAGTAATTAATCCTCTTACAGGCCAAAAAGAAACAGTTACAGCTACTAATATTAGTGATTTTGCTCAAGATGGTTTTGTTGAAATTCCTGTTATTAATGGTTCTACGACAACTTTTCGAGGTGGCGGCTCTACTATTAATCCTTCTAATAAACCTCCTAAAAGTGGCGGCGGTGGAGGTGGCGGCGGCGGCAAAAAAGAAAAATGGGAAAACCCATACGATGAACTTTATAACCTAACTGAAAAAGTAAATGAAGCTTTACGCCAACGCGAAAAAATCGAAAGAAATTATGACCGTCTATTAAAAAATCGTAACGCAACCTCTAAACAAATTTTAGCAAACTCTTTACAAGAAATCGCTAACCTCCAAAAAGAAATTGCCCTCCAGAAACAACTTCAAGCAGGGCGTAGGAGTCAAATCAGTAAACTTGGCTCTGAAACCTTTAAAGATGAAAAAGGAAATGAAAAGACTTTCTCACAATGGGGAGTTACAAAATACGCTTCTTATGATGAAACTACTGGAACAATTACTATTGATTGGGCGGCTATTGATAAGATTACGGATACTGAAAAGGGTGCCGCAGTTGAAAAATATATTTCAAAACTCGAAGAATTATCAGAACAATTTGAAGAAACACAAGATACCATAGAAGATATGGAAGACTTAATTCGCGAAATCCAAGAGCGCGGGAAAACTGAATATGTTGATTTTGAACAACGTATTTATGACGCACTTGTAGCCAGAGACCAGGAAGTTATTGATAATCTAAGAGAAATTAATGATTCAATTAATGATTCAAACGCTCGTTTGCTTGATTCAATTCAAACTGCTATTGATGAACAACGTCGAGCGCGTGAACGTGATGAGCAACGTAGTGATATTGAAGAAAAACAACGTCGTCTTGCCCTATTAAAGAGTGATACCTCTGGCGCATATGCTTTAGAAATTAAAGCATTAGAAGAAGAGATTAAGGACTTACAAGAAAGCTATACTGATTCTTTAGTAGATGACTCTCTTGCTCAGCTCCAACAGCAAAACGAAGATGCCGCAGAACAACGTGAACGTCAAATTGAAATTATGCAAAATCAGCTTGATTATGCGGCAGAAAATGGCGCGTATTGGGAAGAAGTTAGCAATCTTCTAAACACTGCTTTTAATCCTGATGGTAGTCTTAATAATAATTCAGCATTAGTTAATTTATTAAAAGAAACAGAGGAGTTTAAAGCATTAAGCGAATTTGGTGGAATGCAGTGGATTGATGAACTAATTGAATCATGGTTGGTTGCACAGGAAGGTTTGGCTAATTGGAAAATTGAAAAAGCTAAACAAAGTACAGATGGAGTCCAAACTCAAAATGCTGGTACTTTAAAATATGATAGTGCGACCGGTCTGTGGAAGGATGCTAGTGGTGGAACTTATTCAACCTTAACATATGACCCAACTACCAGACAATATACTGCTTCTGGTTACACTCCACAAACTTCAGCTCCTGCGCCAACACCAAGTCCTGCTCCAACGAGTGGTTCTGGTAAGTTAGCTTCTGTACCATCTAAACTATATTCTAAATTATCAAAGAATGAGGTCAAATCTCTTCAAAGTGGTTTAAATGATTTATTAGCAGCCGGACACCTTTCTGGCTTCAGCAAATTGACTGTTGATGGTATTTATGGTCCTAAAACTATGGCTGCTGTTAAAAAGCTACAAGCAAAAATTGGAACTACTGTCGATGGTAAGTGGAGTAAAAAAACTGCAAGCGCATTTAGAAATAGTTCATTAAGAACCTATAAAGAAGGCGGTCTCGTAGATTTCACAGGTCCAGCATGGATGGATGGAACAAAAGCAGACCCAGAGTTAGTGCTTAAGAGTGAAGATACTAAAAACTTTATTGCCTTAAAAGAGATTCTATCTGATGTTCTAAGTATGGATAAAATACCTTCACAAAACAATAGAGACAACTACTTTGAAATCCACATAGAAGTAGATAAATTAGCGAATGATTATGATGTCGAACAAGTGGCTGAGAAGGTTAAACGCATCATTAACGAAGATGCACGTTATCGTAATGTTAATGCAATTAACTTACTGCGTTAAGGGAGGAAGAATATGAGCAACAGTTTTAAAGGTGATTTCTTAGGATTCACATTCAATAATATTCACTCCTCAGAATTAGGAATTGTAAGAGTTAATACGGGGAACAGAGGTCATCTTGACCTCTCTCCCCAATTTAAGGACAATACAATTGAAGTTCCTGGTTCAGATGGAATTTATTATCTAACAACACAATATCAACAGAAACAATTTCAAGTTAGCTTTGCGTTCGATAATGTAAGCGAGGCCAATATTAAAACTATGCGCACCCTTTTTAGTGCTAAAGAAGTATGCACATTAATTTTTGATGAAGAACCTTATCGTTCTTATGATGTTAAAGTTAGCGCACCAGTGAAACTAAGTTATATCTGTTTTGATAATGCAGATAATACCGCCCGTGTTTATAAAGGTGAAGGTGATGTAACTTTTACAGCATTCTATCCTTTTGCAAAAGCACCTTATAAAACTTGGACTGAATATGTGGAAACTACTGAAGGCGGCCGTCATTATGATATTAATGGGGTATGTATTGAAGAATGGCTTGATGCCGCAAATTTAAAGAAAAATTTAACAGGATATGATGAATTTGTTGGAACAGAGGCATTATTATATAATCCTGGTGATGTAGCTAGCCCTATGTCATTTGTTTTTCAAGTAAAGGAATCTGGATATTTCCAAGTAAAATATACTAAAAGTGGAGACACAAAAGGAATTGTAATTATAGATACTTCTAAATTAACTAATGAAAATTACTATCGCTTTAATTCTAAAACAAGATTATTAGAGGGCGGCGCAATAGTATCAAATATATTTGTACCAAATGGGTTAATTTATAATCAAGCTATTATCGCTGGAGATTTTTTCTCTATCGAACCCGCACCAAGTACTGTTGTGCAAAAATTAGTGCGTTCAAGTGAAACAATATGTTTAATTAGTCAGATTCAGTATGATTATTTATATATTTAAGGAGGAAGAAGGATGATTAAAGAGCCTTATGAGCTTTCTGTGTGGGAAGATGTAATAGTTCCTGCACAAGGTGAGGTCCCCGAGTATTTTGATGAAAAGAAAATTGCAATAATAGGCTCGCATGACTTCGATGCTCCTCTGCGTGCACATAATGTAACTTTAAAAGAAAATATTAATGGTGAGAAAACTCTTACTTTTAATATGCTACGAAAAATTAAAAATGAAAATGGTGAGTTAGTTGATAATCCCTTAGTAAAACTTTTATCAAATGAGAGGAAGTTAAAACTAAGGGATGGCGAAGTCTACCCTTTTTCAGATATTGCAGATTTAGATAAAGAAGATACAGATGAGCGTTGGTATGATTTTGTAATTAAAAATATTGATGAAGATAAAAGTACTTTTCTTAATACTTATACTGCAAAAGAATTATTTGTAAATGAATTAGGGAAAAATGGATGGGCGGTAACTCTTGATACTGAATTAGAAAATAATTTCGGGACAATTAAAGAACTTGCGGCAGCCATTCTTGAAGGAAGTGACTGGACAGTTTCACCGGATAGTTATTCTCCTACTGAGAAAATTGCTGAACCTTTATTTAAAGCTACTCTTACTGCTCAGTTATCTGGTACTTATGTTTTAAGTGGAACACCAGTGACTCTTGCTGCAGGTAAAATTATCTATCCATTATATAATTCAGTTGAATGGGATAGTGTAAATTCTACATGGAAATTTAAAGATGGAGAAGTCCAGTTCTTATATGCTGATAAAGAATTTACCTTAGATGACGCAGATGATAATCGTATCATTATAGATAATACTTTATCATTTAATATAATTACTGAAACTGCGCCGACTGTCGCATCAATTATATTAACTGGCGCAAACCAAACTGAAGCGTTGCAAGGTTATCGAATTATTAAAACACAAAATAGCCGCTATGAATCAGTTTTAGACCAATATGTAAAAGAATTTGAAGTTAATAATGTAAATTCTGGCGCGCCGATTGGTACAAAAGTATATGGTTATACCAAAACAGATTATATTACTCCAACTCTTTTAAAAAATTTTTTAACAAATTCTTCTAATTTTACAGCGACGACCGCCTGGGGTGGTGATGAAGTTGCTACTCGGTTATTCCCTCTTCCTACAAGTGGTACACCGGCAGATTGGCTTAATACTCGTATCTTCAGTTATCTTGCATTAGATTGTTCATCTACTAAAGGTTATTTAAACGAAGGACCGCAGTTAGCAAAACTTGCATTAATTAAAGACAATGTTTATGTATTACGAATGAAGGCGCGCTGGGTCGCAAAAAATGCAACTGAAGGAATTACTAATATTTCCTCAACAAATCTTGCAACAATTAAGGCCTCAATTAGGAAAGAAGGTAGCACATCAGAATTAACTTCTGTACGTACAATTACTACTACTTCTTTAGATACATCATCCGATATGACAACTAGAGGCTATGCTTTAGCTAATACTGGTGCACGTACTCCATATAGCGCAGGTGCAACAGGCGTATATAGAGATGCCAATCAATATATTTATGTATATTTAGTTGCTAATGAAACAACAAATGTTGAAACCGACCATCTTCGTCTATATTTAACAAATACAACTAATAATACAACACATGACTTTTGTATTGAAGACATTCAACTGTTTGAATATAAAGAAGATAGCGCAGGAGTACCAATTTTTTTCGGAGACATTCCAGAAGCTACAATTAAAGAAACTCCAATGTTCTATCAAGTAGTAAATGGAGAAGCACAGTTTTTGTCTTCTAACACTTCTTACTATACACCTTTATACAAATCAAATTATGAAAGTGTTAGAAGTATTAATGTTAAAGAATCAAACTACTTCAATAATATTCAAAGTTTAGCAGAATTATTTGAAGTATGGGTACGTTTTAAAACATATCACACTCAAGATGGTAGACTATTATTAGTAAATGGTTTACCCAAAAAAGAAGTCATTTTCTCTCAATTTGCGCCTAATGGTGAGACCATTAACCAAGCTGGTTTTAAATATGGTGTAAACCTACAATCTATTAAAAGAACTGTTGATTCTGATAGTATTACAACTAAAGTAATTGTAAAAAACAATAATCAACAATATGCTGTTGATGGTATGGCATCTATTAGTCGCGCGCATTCGAATCCCAGTGGTGAGAATGAGATTTATAATTTTAACTATTATATTAATCAGGGTTTGCTTGAATATAATCAAGTATTGGCTGACCTATATGGTCTTACTTCAACAGATTTAGCTTTCTTAGTAAAATTAAGACAATATAATGATGAATATAATAGTCAATCAAAACTGGTAACTTCATATAGTAATGAACTTATGTTAAGTGAATCTGAGATTACATTATATCAGACACAAATAGCATCTATTGATGATGAATTATTATATCTAACAAACTTAATGGAATCTTATGCAGAAGCTGATGATAATTACCAAACAGCAAAAATCGCCGCTGAACAAATGATGGCTAAAAAGCAGGCTTACCAGCTTGCATTAAATGCAACACAATCACGTTATAATGCTTATAAAGCATTATACGATGCCGCACAAGCCGCCGCAGAAGTGGCACGAACAAATAAACAAAAATTAAAACTCCAATTTTATAAAAAATATTCTCGCTTTATCCAAGAAGGTACATGGACAGATGAAAAATATGTGGATGATGAATTATACTTCTTAGATGCAATGAAAGTTGCTGGAGTGTCTTCATTTCCTAAAGTTTCGTACTCAATTGGAGTTTTAGATATTAGTAAAGTTACTGGTTATGAAGGATACGCTTTTAAAATTGGTCAACGTACTTATGTAGAAGACCCTGAGTTTTTTGGTTATGTATATAAAACAGTTGATGGTATGGGTGGTAATATTAAGACACCATTCCGTCAAGAAGTTATAATTACAGAGTACTCTCGTAATTTCGATGATGCTTCAAAATCAACTATTACTATTAAAAACTATAAAAATCAATTTGAAGAACTATTCCAAAAAATTACTGCTACAACCCAAGCCTTACAATATGAAAGTGGGGCATATGAGCGCGCGGCCGCAGCCATTCTGCCATCTGGTGAAATTGATATTTCTACCTTAGAAAAAAGTTTTTCAAATAATGCTTTCATTCTATCAAACTCACATAACCAAAATATTATTTGGGATAGTTCGATTGGTATTGAAATCATCAATAATGAAAACTCAAGTGAACGTCTACGACTTGTCGCGGGTGGTATCTTTTTATCAACTGATGCAGGTAGAACATGGAAGAGTGGTATCACAGGAACTGGTATTAATACTCGTTATTTATTAGCTGGTCAAATTGATACAAGTAAAATTAATATTGTGAATGGAACCGTTCCTTACTTTAGATGGGATAAAGATGGATTAAGTGCTTTTTCCGTATCTGGTAGTTCATATGACTTAACTAAGTTTGTGCGCTTTAACCAATATGGTTTATTTGGAACAAATACTGGTAATGACCTTATTGCCGCATTAAACACTGCTACAACTTTTGAAGAAAAATTAACTGCGATTAAAGAAAATTCGCATTTTGCATTAACTTGGGACGGTTTATATCTATCATCTACTAGTGGCAACTTAGTCTTAGATGGTGACTTATTAGCTGTTTATGATAATAATGATATTATGCGCGCGGGATTTGGTCGTTTTGTAGAAACTGAGTCAGCTCCAGCCTATTATGGATTAAGGCTCTTTAATGCTACCGGTGATTTAACACTAACAGGTGATGGCGCAGGTAACCTGTGGCTACGAAATCTACTTTCAGTTGGTAGTGTAACACCAATTTCACTTTCAAACCAATCAAACGAAGATATTATAATTACTCGCGCGAATGGTGTATTGACCTTTTCAATTCCACTTTCAAGTAATATTTTAGCAAAAGGACAATTAACTTGCAACTACGAAACTATTAGTAAAAGTTATTTATATGATACAAGTGATTATACTGATGATACAACAAATCGTAATTTCTCAATTCCAGAGACAAGTTTCGATGTTGATTTAACCAATAAAATTGTTTCTGGTAATACATATAATATTTCATATTATACTGATTCAGGGACAACCGCATACCGCTATTTAGGAATTAATGGTACTCTTCCAACATTTTTAGAAGAAGACCCAATAATCCTTTATGCTGGTCATACTGACCCAGTATTGGCACCATTAAAAATATTTTCAAGTGGTCAATTATCGGCCATTGGTGTTGATATTACTGGTGAAATTAATGCTACAATTGGTACATTCTCAGGACGTATTCAAATCGGACAGCAAACACCTGTTTATAGAAACTTAATTAATGGCTTAGATGGTTCTGTAAATGCTCCTTATGCTATTTGGTGTGGTACTCCTGATACAGAAGATGGTGTCCCAGTATTTTATGTAACTCCTACTGGTGAATTACACGCAACCAATGCTATAATTGAAGGTAGTGGTAAATTTACCGGTGAAGTTATTGCAGAGTCTGGTAGTTTTACTGGTGAAATTAAAGCTAATAGTGGTTTATTCTTAGGACAATTATTCTTTAAAGATGCTATGTCCAACTCTTATATTGGTTATAGTGAATTAACTGATGTATATATTAACATTAATAATGGCGCCTTCCAAGTTACTGATGACGGTAACATTTATGGAAGTATTGCATATCTCGGTTACAATGCATTATGGGCAACGAAAGTTCGTGAAGAGCGGTATAATGTAGTAGTTGGCAGTGCTGATGGGTTTATATTTAAAATATTTGACCCGAGTGTTGCAGCATCACAAAATGTCGTGTTTGGTATTGACACCGATGGTAACGTTTATTTATCTGGTACTCTTAA